GCTCTGAAGAACAAGTACCGCAATCCGCTTGTTAACCTTCTCACCTTCGATGTGGGTTCGCCGACGGAGCGAGTGCTCCTGCCGGCAGAGGACGACTTCGAAGTGGCCACCGAGTTCGGTGAGCCGAAGGGCAAGCGTCTGGGTACTCCGTTCATCTCCGGGTACGACTTCTACTGGTATGACCTGGCGATTCGCTACACGTGGCTCTTCCTTGCGGAGAGCGACCAGGAGCAGATCAGGGCCATCAACGCAGAAGCTCTGGAGGCGGACACCCGCCTGATCTTCAACAAGATCATGAAGAGGGTGTTCGACAACACCAACTCCTCGGCCTCGGTGAACGGTCAGAACGTCAACGTCTACACCTTCTGGAACAACGACGGGGTCAACGTGCCTCCGCCGTACAAGGGGACGACGTTCCTGAGCTCCCACACCCACTACCTCACGAGTGGTGCGGCGACCATCGACTCCGGCGATCTCACGGACATCGAGGATCACCTCTACCACCACGGGTACCGGCTCACGCTGGGGTACAACCTCGTTCTGCTGGTCAACCGCCAGGAGGGCAAGGTCATCCGTGGGTTCAAGACCACAAAGACGACCCCGGACCCGTACGACTTCATCCCTCTCGAGGGTGTGGGAGCGGGTACGTTCATTCCTGCCAACGGCGGGGTGATCGGTCGTCCGACCAACCGGCTGCCAGGAGCGATCGGGACCTACGGGCCCTTCCTGGTTGTCGAAGAGGACTACATCCCCGCTGGGTGGATCTTCGGGTTTGCTACTGCTGGCGACCAGCAGATCGGCAACCCCGTTGGTTTCCGGCAGCACGCGGTTCCGTCCCTGCGGGGTCTCAGGCTGATGCCTGGCCCGGGACGTGACTACCCGCTGACGGATTCGTTCTACCAGCGAGGGTTCGGTACTGGCGTCCGGCAGCGTGGTGGTGGCGTGGTCATGAAGATCACGGCAGGTGGCTACACCATCCCGACGAACTTCGGCTAGTACCCATCAGCAGTAGGTGGCTGGTCCTAGGGTGGGCCCCTTTGCCCCCTCATCCTAGGACCGGCCCCTACATCTTGGAAGGAGTTCCATGGCTAACTTCGACCCCGACAAGCCGGGTGTTGCGGGGGCTGTGCCGGTGTCACACCCTGCCGCTGCAGCTGATTCGTTCTCGAACAACGGCAAGACCATGATTCGGGTCAACAACGCAAGTGGTGCTTCCATCACTCTGACACTCGACGACCCGAACAGTTCCACACCAACAGCGGCAGTCGCATGGAACCCCGATGCGGCAATTGTCGTGACCAACGGCACTGTCAGAGTTGCCGGTCCTTTCCCAACTGCCCGGTTCAACGATGCGAACGGCCGAGTCCAGATGGCGTGGTCCGCAACCGCTTCGGTGAGCTGGGAAGCCTATACCACCGAGTAAGGAGCTTCCATGAGTCGAGAAGTCGACCCGAACAACCCGAAGAACCAAGACGACCTGCGGTACCTCGCCGAGCGTGACCAGCTCAGCCCCGAGTGGGTCGAGGCATGCGGTGGCCCCGATGGGGTGGCTGCTCTCCTGAACGGCGAGAAGATCAAGGTCAAGCGACCCAAGGCTGCCGAGGCAGAAGAGGAAGAGACCGAAGAAGAGACCGAGGAAGAGACTGAGCAGGAAGAGGCTCAGGCTGGTCGTTCTCGAGCTCGGGCGCGTTCCTAGCAGAGGAGTAAATCGTGGCTGTTACCGAAGCCGAGAGGTTGCGAGGTTACCTTGGTGAAGTAATACCTCCGGGTGGAACAGCTTCGGACACTCTGTTTACCGAAGATCAGGTGGAAGACCTCCTTGAGCGGCATGGCTCTCCAGAGGCGGCTCGACGCGAGGGGCTAGAGTTGAAAGCCGCAGCCCTCGCTAACCTGGTGACAACGGTAGAAGGGTCTTCCACTCGGAAGTTGTCGGATGCTCACAAGGCCGTCTTGGCCCAGATCAGTGCGCTGGGGCCTAGTGGTAGCACTCGGACACGCATCCATCGGATCGTGAGGGGTGAGTAATGCCGCCCCGTGCCGCTACCATCATCGAGCAGAAGATGCAACTACGAGCGACTCGAGAATTCATCTCTTCCTCGCCAATGGAAGTGGTGTTTATTCGGAAGGAGGTGGTCAGGGATACTGAGGATCGTGGTGGAGTGGTTAAGACTTCCGAACACGAGCTTGATCCTCAGACTATCCGCCTCGCATACGCTCCACCACGACGTCGACGTCTGGAGAACAGTCCACCTAACGAAACCTTCTCAGAACTTTCGTACGAGAAGAACTACCTGGTGGGCATGCCAGACCTAGATATCCAGATCAACGATCAGTTTGTCTCTCCAGTCGATGGGGTGACTTACGAGGTGCTGTACGTCTTCGAGGATAGGATCTACAAGGTCATCGCTAACGTCGGTACGTTTGGAGGTTAGCATGGCTGGAGGTGGAAGCCTCAAGTGGACCAAGAACCCCTTCACGCCAGGTAGTGGAGCGAGGTTAGTCCTCAAGATGCAAGCCACCCTGGCAGCAGCAACAGCGGGTTTTGCCGCAGAGGTAGAGGCATATGCCCAAGAGCATGCTCGGTGGGAAGATCGGACTGGAGATGCTCGAGAGGGTTTGACTGCCAAGGGTGCTCAGCGACTTACCAGCTACATCATCGTTCTCTACCACACGGTGGATTACGGTATTTGGCTGGAGATCAGGTGGGATGGGAAATATGCCGTCATCCTGCCAACCATCGAACACATGGGCCATGAGCTCATGGGGAGACTGGATATGGCACTACTCGCCCAAGGGGGACTCTAATGGTTGACCTCCGGAAGGTCATCTTCCGTGCTCTCAAGGGGGACCCTGAACTACAGAGCTTGGTTGGTGAAAGAATCTTCCAGCGAGGTAGTACCCTCGACGGGATTCCCCCAACGGACGAGGTTCCTTACATCGTCTACAATCTCGGGCAGGGGTTTGTTAAGGGTCCTTCAGCACTCAAGGCCCGTCAGCAAGGGCTGCAGGTGTGGGTGCATGACGAGCCCGGCGACTACTTCAGAATTGACGAAATCTTGACGAGAGTCAAGGAAGTGCTCGAGGAGGTTGATGCGGGTGCCCCCATAGGGTTTCTGGAGATTCGACAGTTCGAGACGAGCCAAGATCTCTGGGATAACCTTCTCAAGCATCTAGTCCGGTACAGTCGCCTGGGAGCGACATTAACCCAATAGGAGGCACAATGCCTAAGGCTAAGGCCGCACCGAAGCCAGAAGAGGAAGTGGAACAGGAGGAGGGTGACATCCTGCTTCACTACGGGGGCGTCGAGGACGTGCGGGAAGTGAACCGCAAGGATCTCTTGACCTACCCTGACTCAGAGACAGTTCTGACTTGGGATGCGAGCAACAGCTTCGTTTCGCCGGTGAAGTTGACCGAGGACGAAGTTCAAGTACTTGCCCGTAGCGGGGGTTCTTGGTCAGTGGTGACGGGAGAGTTTCCCACCCCGGAGTCGGAAGAGCCGATCGTGCTCCCGACTGTTGACGCAGCTTCAGTTGCGCCACCTCCAGCACCTGCACCCGTTGAAACTCAGGTACCGCCTCAGGTGACTGAGGAAACGGTTGAGACTCAGGCCGGAGTTGACCCCGACGAAAATGCGTGACGATCAGTCGATCAGGCTCATCTGTAGGTAGCGTCAGGTTGTCGTCAGGTTTTTGGTACTGCCGGTCAGGCAGAATCATTTGTCACGACTACCTAAAACGCTTAGGGAAACGTCTGGGGATGAAATCCGATGGAGCTTCGCTGTCCCTCTAAACTTCATGGCATCCTCCTAGAAGGAGGGGTTATTGAGGTTAAGTGCGACAGCAGGTTCTGCGGGCACGTCTCCGGTGTGGTGGTACTACATCGGTTTAATGCTCAGACCGGTGAGTTACTAGAGACTCTCAACTTCAAGAATCCCACACAACGGGAGAGGAGTATGTCAGATGGCAATTTCGACTAATGCACTGCCTTACGGTCTGAGAGACGTAAAGCTTGCTCCGCTGGACTCGGTCGATACCATTGGTACTCGGGTCGACTTGACCGCGTCGCAGACGTTCAGCTTCTCTGAGACCGAAGAGACCACCGAACTTCGAGGTGACGATGTCCTCATCGCCATCAAGGGCAAGGGGGCTGTCGTCGAGTGGAACCTGGAATCGGGTGGTATCTCGCTCGCTGCTTATGTGATTATGTCCGGCGGGACCTACTCACTGACCGGCGTCACCCCGAACCAGATCAGGAAGGTCGCGAAGTCCGGTACGGACGCTCGCCCCTACTTCTACGCAGAGGGCCAAGCAATCTCCGACTCCGGCGGCGACTTCCACGGCAAGGTCTTCAAGTGCAAGGCTGACTCTGCACTGGAAGGTGAGTTGAAGGATGGTGAGTTCTGGGTGACCAAGGCCTCTGGCAAGGGGATCCCGAACCTCACGAACCAGCTCTATGAGCTGATCCAGAACGAGACAGCAATTGCCATCGCCTAATCGCAGGGGCTGAGCTCACGAGAGTGAGTGAGTGCGTCGCTTATAAATAGCGACACACGCACTCACTCACTCGCGTGGCTCATCTGCCCATTCTGCAAAAGGCGCCCAAAAAGGAACGCTCCCGAGCCCAAGGAGGCCAGAATGAGCGACGTCACTTCTGTTTCCGAGTGGAAAAGTCCACTTACCCCGACACCCCTAGAGCTTCCCTCCGGAAAGACGTGTCTTGTCCGTCCCGCAGGTATGCAAGCTTTTCTCCAGGCCGGATTGATTCCCAACTCTCTCATGAAGACCATCAGCCAGACCCTCGCCAAGCCGGGGGAAAAGGCTCAAGAGCCTGACATGACAGAGTTGATGGCCGACATCGGCGAGAACCCTGAGATGCTCCAAGACATGCTTAAGATGGCTGACTCAGTCACCGTCTACTGTGTTGTTGAGCCCAAGGTTCAGCCAGCTCCCGAAACCGAAGCAGAACGAAAGAGCGACCTCCTGTACGTAGACGAGGTAGACATGGAGGACAAGCTCTTCATCATGAACTTCGGCATGGGAGGTTCACGAGATCTGGAACCCTTTCGTCAAGCAACCGCTGGCGGTGTGGGATCTGTACCAACAGTCCCAGAAGTTCAGCAGCCTCCCAAGCCAGTTGCTTGGAATCCAGAATGACTACGATGCTTACTGTTTGAACCAGGCAGTCCATTACTTCGGGGCAACTCTTGAGGCTGAGCTAGATCAAGTTGAGGGGAAGCCGGAACAGCAGAAGCGGGAAAGGCAACACATTCTCGACCGTGTGTTGCAACCTGGTAAAAAGCCCAAGAACAGGTTTGCTGACCCGGCCGGCAAGTTCTAACTTCGAAGGATGAGACGTGGCCGATTACGATCTCGGTACCGCTAGGGGTTACATCGACATTGAGACAGCGTCCCTGTCCAAGGTGGCAGGGGCGTTGGACTTCGTTAGTAAGAAGATGATTCTCCTGGGCGGGATCGCCATTGCCGCCTTCGGATACGCAGTTAAGTCTGCCGCTGACTTCGAACAACAGCTATCTCGGTTTGGTGCGGTTG